TGAAGGCTACGCGCTGAAAGACCCGGCCGGGTTCGCCGCCTTCGTGGCCGGCGCGCCGGTGGTGGTGCCCGAGGGCCGCGACGGCGACAACGGTGCCGCGCCCGAGGGCGACGAGGCCGCCAAGGTCGCCGCCTTCATCACCGACCAGACCAGCAAGAATGTCCAGTTGGCCGACGCCATGGTGGCGGCGGTGAAGCAGTTCGGGCAGCCGGCGTTCGACGCCTACAAGCAGTCGCTCAAAGCCGCCTAAAAGCCGAGAGCAACCAGCCACCCCGCTGGATGCACCACACGCAAGGAGCACCATCATGGCAGGTACCGGACTCACCATCAGCATCTCGGCCCAGGCGGGGGCAGACCTGAGCACCTATCAGTACTGCGCCGTGCGCCTGGACGAGACCAGTGGCAAGGCGAAGCTGTCCAATGCCACCAGCCAGAGCATCGGCATCCTCACCAACGCGCCGACCTCTGGTCAGGCGGCCAGCATCAACGTCATCGGAGAGGCCAAGGCTTACGTCTCGGGCACGGTCACGGTCATGGACCGCCTGGCGCCCATCGACACCTACGGCACCCTGGCGGTGACCACCACGGACAACGACGCGGCCATCGCCGTGGCGCTGGAGTCCTACGCCAGCGACACCCAGGGCGTCAAGCGGGTGCTGCTGCTCGGCCCGCATCGGTACTAAGCTCCAGACCAACACCTGAGCCTTTGGCCACCCCAGCCAAGCGCCAAGAAAGAGGGAACCAACCATGAGCAATCCGACTGCCTCGTCCGTCCATGTGGACGCGGCTCTTACCCAACTGGCAATCGCCTGGGGTGGACAGCAGTACATCTGGGACAAGGTCTGCCCCGTCGTCACCGTGGACAAGCAGTCCGACAAGTACTTCACCTTCACCGCCGCCGATCTGCGGCGCTCCGAGGCCACCATCGCCCGCGCCCCTGGCACCCTGGCGCAGCGCGGCGGCTACCGCGTCTCCACCGGCACCTACTACTGCGACAACTGGGCCTGGGCCAAGGCGACCCCGGACGAGGTCAAGCGCAACGCCGATCCGGCCGTGGCCCTCGGCATGGACCAGCGCGACACCGAGTACTGCACCGAGATGGTCAACCGGCAGGCCGAGATCCAGCAGGCCGCTGACGTGTTCGTCTCGGGCAGCTGGGACACCACCTGCACCGGCGTCACTGCTACCCCGTCCAGCGTCCAGGCGGTCTACTGGAGCGACTACTCCAACTCCAGCCCCATCGAGGACATCCGCAGCCGGCAGGATACCCTGCAGCAAAACACCGGCTACCGCGGCAACCGCCTCTGGCTGGGCCGGCAGGTCTACAGCAAGCTGCTCGACCACCCGGATCTGATCGAGCGGATGAGCACGGCCGCCACCCGCACCATGCGGCTGGAGATCCTGGCCGAGTTGTTCGAGGTGGACCAGGTCATCGTCGGCCAGGCCAGCTACAACACCGCCGCCGAGGGCGTCACCGCCTCCAACAGCTTCGTCCACGGCAAACACGCCCTGCTCTACTACGTGCCCAACAGCCCGGCGCTCGACGTGCCCAGCGCCATGTACACCTTCCGCTGGGGGCCGCGTTCGGTGCTGAAGTACCGCGACACGCCCGAGGGCAAGATGGCGGACGTGGTCGAGTGCCACGACTACCTGGATTTCGTGGTCACCTCCTCGGCGCTGGGGGTCTACTTCTCCGGCATCGTGGCCTAAGCCGGCCCACCGGCCAGAAAGAGAGGTCCACCATGGGAGTTAAGAAGTTCCGCCAGCGGGTCTCCGCACCCCGGCTGGTCTCCAACAAAGAGCGGGTCACCAAGTACCAGCGGTATCTGTACGACTACAGCGCCCTTGGCGGTGGCACCGGCGCCAAGACGCTGACCGACGCCGACGGCGGCACTCAGACGATCCCCGACAACGCGGTGGTCCTGCGCTGCATCCAGGAGACCGTGACCACGCTGGGGGCGGCGGCTGGGACACCGACGGTAAAGTTGGGTATCACCGGCAATGACGATGCTTTCGTCGGCGCCACCAACTACAACGAGGCGGGCATGGTGACGGAGATCATCACCTCGCGGGCCTCGGAGTTGCCGCTCAAGATCAACAATTCCAGCGGGGTGTCGGTGTTGGCGACCATCGCCAGCAATAGCCTCAACGCCGGCAAGTTCTACCTCTGGATCGAGTACCTCGAAGGCGCATAAGGAGCGCCGGATATGCCGATCACCCCCACTGTACCGCTGCCCAATCTGCACCGGAGTCTTGGAGACCGGCTGGGACCACTGGCCGGGCCTCCAGCTCCGGTGCAGCGGGCAGGCTTCAACGACCAGACCTCCCTGGACGCGGCACTCTCCACGGTCTGCACGGTGGTGCCGCTGTCCTGGGACTTCGTGCCCAAGCAGTTCCATGTCTCACTGGTCAACCTCCAGCGAGGCCGGGGTCCGGTGGTCTACATCAACGCCGACACCATCTACAAGATGCGCAACAAAGGGGTGGCCCGCGCCCGCGAGCACGGGGCGCGGCACCTGCTGTTCCTCGACGCGGACATGGACTTTCCGGCGGACACCCTGGTGCGGCTGATGGCCCACGGCAAGCCTATCGTCGGCGGCCTGTGCCGGGGCCGGCGCGAGCCCTTCGCCGCCACTATCTGGGACGAGGCCCCCGACGGCAAGATTTACCGGATGCCGCCCATGGACCACGGCCTGCGCTCGGTGGCATTCACTGGTGGCGCCTGCCTGCTGATCGACATGGAGGTCTTTGCCGCACTGGACCGCGCGTTCCCCGGTGAGCCCTACTTCATGAACCGGGAGTGCTATGCCAGCGACTACAGCGAGGCCAACATGATGGGCGAGGACTTCTGGTTCTGCATGAGGGTCCGCCAGGCCGGCTACGAGGTTTTCGTGGACCAAGACCTGAAGGTCGGCCACGTCACCAGCGCCATCATCACCGACGACGCCGAGCACCGACCCACCGCGCTATTTGAGAAAGGCAGCGACTGATGCCCAAGATCCTGACCCTGGAGAACGTGGGCCGGACCATCCGCGCCGGCCAGATCCGCACCCTGCCGCAGTCCACCATCCAGTCGATCAGCGCCCAGGTGGGCCACGACAGGTGGTATCAGATGCCCGATTACGGCGCCAAGCGCCTGGTCGAGCAGCCCCAGCCGGGCAACCGGCAGTTGACCGAGACCGGCAGCGGCAAGGGCAGGAAGGCCGGCTGATGGAAACCCACCCCGAAAGCAAGCCGGAGCTGCCCGGGTTCCACCTGCAGATGGTCGAGACCGGCCCTGGCACCGTGGGCGTCGAGGTTCGACTCGGAGAGGTGGACCCCTGGACCGCCTTGACCATGTGTGCCCGGGCCCAGGTGAGCCTGACGCTCAAGATCGAGGAGATGGAGAAGGCCCGCAAAGCCCAGGCCGAGGCCACGAAGCCGGCCCGCTCCCGGCTGATCTTCCCTGGCGGCAAGCGCCTGACGGTGAACTGAGATGGCCATCACCAAGAACACCGACGCCTACGCTGACACCGACGATGTGACCCGCTTGACCGGGAAGGCGTACACCACCACGACCCGGCCAACCACGGCGGCGCTGGAGACGGCGCTGAAGGAATCGGCGGATATGCTCAACGCGGCCCTGGCGGCGGTGGGCTACTCGATCCCGGTGGCGACCGGCGCCACCCGTTCCAGTCGCATCCTGCAGAGTCTCAACCAGAAGGCCGGCGCGGCGTTCGCGGAGAGTGCGGTGCCGGGCACCTCGGGCATCCCGCAGCGCGCCCAGGCGTGGCAGGAGGAGTTCAACGCCGGCCTGAAGATGATCTCCCGGGGCGACCTGTCGATGCCGGACGTGACCCTGAGCGACGATAACCTGGTGCCCCAGGACAGCCAGAGTCCGGCCGGGGAGTTCAACCTGGACACCGACGGCGACGAGCGCGACCCGGTGTTTGACCGCGACACGGAGATGTAGGGAGATGGCGCAGGGGTTCAACATCACTTTCGAGGTGGCCGGGGTGCAGCAGTTGAACCGCACCCTCGGGGTGATGGCGTCCAACGTGCAGGATCTGACGGGGGTCTGGGACGACCTGCGCGATGACTTCCTACAGGGCGAGGCCGAGCAGTTCGACAGCGAGGGCGGTGCCGCCTCGGGTGGTTGGGAGGCCCTGTCGCCGGCCTACGCCGCGTGGAAAGAGATGGCAGCCCCGGGCCGGCCGATCCTCATGCTGACCGGGCGCCTGCGGGCTAGCCTGACCAACGCCAACGACCCGTTCTTCGTCTACCGGCCCAGCCGCCTGTCCATGGAGATCGGCACCCGCGACCCCAAGGCCAGTTTTCACCAGCAGGGTACTGGCCGGATGCCGGCCAGGCCGCCCGTAGAACTCACCGAGCGGCAGAAGAAGCTCTGGCCCAAGATGATCCACGAATACCTGTTCAAGAGCGCCCAGGCCCTGCAGGGCGGCCCTGGTGACGGGAGGTTTACCGTCTGATGGCCGGCGACCAGAACCCCGAGATCGCCGTGGAGGCGATTATCACCATCCTGACGGCGTCACTGCCGGCGCAGTTGGACGCCATCGACACGGCGATGAATGACGGCATCACCCTGGACGACATCGCCCATTTCTACCGCGCCCCGCTCTGGGCCTACGACACCCTGCCGGCCTGTGTGGTGATGGCGCAACGAACAGTTTACCCGGATCTATTCCGCCCCGATGTGATCCGGCAGCACGTCCTCGAGTTGCAGGTGTACCTGGAGTGCCACGAGTTCACCAGCACCAAGTTACCACAGGAGATCCTGACGGCACGCCTGGAACGGACGATGAAGGGCATCCACACGGTGATCCTGGCCAACCCGACCCTTGACGTATCGAGTGTGAGCAAGGCCGACCACACCCTTATCACCGGGGTGGAATACTCGAATCTGGCTCCCCGTGGTGACGAAGGCGGCGTATTCCGGGGGGCGCGTATGACCCTGCTCTCCTATTTCTCGACATAGTATCGCGGTTTCAATCCAGCCACCCCGCTGGGCAACGTAGCACAGGAGCGGAACAGCATGGCAACTTCCTACAACTACGGCGACGACCTGGTCGCCTTCGCCAAGGCCGAGGCGTCCTACGGCACTCCCATCTTGCCGGTTGCCGCCGACGCTTTCAGGGCTCGCTCCGTGGACCTGGCGCCGGCGGGGTTTGATCGCACTGATCCGGGGGATCGGCAGGGCACCTTCTCGGTGCTGGAGCGCATCCAGGGGCGGAATTGGGCCACCTGGCGCGCCACCGTGCTGCACCGTCCCTCGGGGTCGCTGGGCACCGGGCCGGATATCTTCGAGTTGCTGACCATGGCGTTCGGCACCGAGACCCTGAACGGCAGCACCTCGGCGGTGTACACCCAGCTCAAGGATCGGTCGAGCAAGTCGGCTTCCATCTGGATGATGTTGGGCACGATGCTGCAGGGGGTGCGCGGTGCCATCTGTCAGACGCTGACCATCCGCTGGTCGGGCACAGACTTCATCACCTTCGAGTTTGCCGGCATCGCCAAGCAGTTTATTCAGGCGTGGCCGACGACCGCCAATGGAACCGGCACCTCGACCACTACCCTGGTGCTGGCCGACGCTGATCTGGTCTCCGACTACGCTGTGGTGCAGATCGGCGGTTCGGGCGGGGCCAAAATCATCACCGCGGTGGCCGATTATGCTACCGAGACGACCACCCTGCAGACGGCGGCCAGCTGGTCGAATGGTGCGGCGGTTGATCCCTATCTGCCCACTGGCTCACTGACCGGCGACCCGATCTACGGCACCAAGGGGTCGGTCTCGTTCGACGGCGGCAGCACCACCACGGCCGCCCTGTCAGGGGAGATCACCATCAACACCGGCCTGGGTTTGCTCAACCGCGAGTTCGGCAGTACTAGCCCCTCGGCGGTGATCTCGGAGGGTAAGTGGTCGGTCAAGGGGTCGGTGGTCCTGGCGATCAAAAAGACCGACGGCTGGCTGCTCTCCCATGCCCGCCGGCAGGTGCAGAAGGACTTCCGCATCATCCTGGGCGATACCTCGGCCAAACGGGCACAGATCGACATGGACACCGTGGAGATCGACCCGAGCGGCTTGACCATCCCCAGCACCGGGATCGTCGAAGCGCCCCTGCAGTTCGAGGCGCTGGGGTCCA